GTTGCAACTGCATCCTTCAATGTTGACACTCGCGTCCTGATTCTCCCCCAGTGGGACAGGGCTTCCAATGAAGTCTATGACATGTTGGTGGGTCACGAAGTTGGTCACGCACTCTATACCCCGAATCAAGACATTCCCAAATCCATTCCTCACCAGTTCGTGAATGTGGTTGAGGATGCCCGTATCGAGAAACTAATGAAACGTCGGTACGGAGGTTTGAACAAAACTTTCTTCCGTGGATACACCGAACTGCATGAGGAAGATTTCTTTCAAGTAAAAGACGACGATATCTCTACTTTCAATCTTGCTGATCGTGCTAACCTGTACTACAAGATTGGTAGTCTTGTGGATATTCCTTTCTTCAATGTCGAAGAGAGTATCCTGATCAAACGTATGGGTGAGACTGAGACTTTTGAGGATGTTCTCGAAGTTGCACGGGATCTCTATGAATACTGCAAACAACCCGAGAAGGAACAGGAAAAAGTTGCAACTAAACAAAACACCGAATCTAATGCAGGTGGTGGAGAGGAACCTGATGACAAACCTGTAGATGAAACTTTGGATGAGTCCAAACCACAACAATCCCCTGTGGACAGCCACTCCCCCTCTGACAACGATGAGAATATTGATGAGGATATGCCCAGTGATCTTGGTGGAGAGACTGAAGGAGAGGAACCTGAGGTTCGTACAGCAGATAATCTTGAGGATTCGATTCGTGATCTGATTCAATCTATGGATCAACAGGAGAATATGTATCTGGAGATTCCTGAGTTGAACATGAAAACTGTCATTGCAGACAACAAGGAAGTTCACGATTACATTGATAACTGGTGGGAAGTTACCGAACGACGTATCGAAGACTATACTCACGAACAAATCTTTGGTGAGGTTGATAATGAGTTTCGTAAGTTCAAACGGGATGCACAGAAAGAAGTCAACTACATGGTAAAAGAGTTTGAGTGTCGCAAGTCTGCCGATGCATATGCTCGTGCAACTAGTAGTAGTACTGGTACTCTTGACTGCACTAAACTTCATACCTACAAGTACAACGAAGATCTCTTCAAAAAAGTCACCACGATCAACGATGGTAAGAACCACGGATTGATCTTCATTCTTGACTGGTCTGGTTCTATGAGTCGTGTCATGAATGACACCATCAAACAACTCTACAATCTCATCTGGTTCTGCAAGAAAGTTGCGATCCCGTTTGATGTATATGCGTTCACGAATGAATGGCTTGCGAATGATTATAATGAGTATGGTCAGTTCATTACTCTTTCCAGTCACTACGAGAAGAAACATGGACTCTTGAATATTCCAGATAATTTTTCATTGATGAATCTGTTCACCAGTAAGACTAACGTCAAAGTTCTGGAACAACAGATGATTAACATCTGGCGGATCTCTAGGGAGTTTGGGTATAACTATCGTCAAATGCCCATGTATACCCATCCTTGTCGTCTCAGTCTCTCTGGCACTCCTCTGAACGAGACTCTGGTTGCATTGCATCAGATCATTCCTCAATTCCAGAAACAAAACAAGGTGCAGAAGGTTCAGTGTGTTGTGTTGACCGATGGTGAAGCTTGCCCTCTGAAGTTCCACAAAGAGTTTGTTGGTCGTGCAAAGTTCAATCCAGACGAAGTGTATATCGGACTGAACAACATTTACCCTGGTACCTGTCTGCTTCGTGATCGTAAACTTGGTATGACCTACAAGTTTGATTATGACTTCCATTCATTCACTGATGTTCTCATCCACCATCTCCGTGATAAGTTCCCTAGTGTGAACTTCATTGGTATGCGTGTTCTTGAGTCCCGTGATGCAAACTCTTTCATGCGTCGTTACTATCAGTGGGATAAGGATCTTTCTAAGTTGCAAACTTCTTGGAAGAAGAACAAGTCCTTTGTGATTCTCAACTCTGGATATCATGCTTACTTTGCACTCTCTGGTACGGATCTTTCCAAAGATATTGAGTTTGAAGTGAAAGAAGATGCAACCAAGACTCAAATCAAGTCTGCGTTTTTCAAGTCTCTCAAAGGTAAAAAGATGAACAAGAAGATTTTGGGTGAGTTCATTGAGTTGGTTGCCTGATAAATATTGAGTAGCCGTTAGAACTCACCATGGGAAGACTTAAGGATCTATTGGGTGGTGGTGCGCCTGCTCCCGCTGCACCTACCCCTCCAGCACCAGTTGCTGCACCAACTCCAGAAGTAGAAGCTGTTGCACCTCCTGCACCAGAAGGTGTTGTAGACATCGAAGTACCTGCGACACCAGTACCTAAAATTGTCATGGACGCTGCAGGAAACATCACACTCGTAGAGGAATGATTTGATGAACGAACAGGAAACTTACGAATATCTTGTTGATTATCTTGTAGAGAATGGTTTTGCAGATCGTGAAAACGCAGACAAAATCATTCTTCACATGAGTGAAGAGTGGTATTCTGAAATCATTGAAGCTTCATGTGGTTCCTCTCCAAAAAGATATAAGGGAGGAAGTGCAGCAAAACCAGGACCCGATAAAAATCGTGTCAAACCCATGGGTGAGGAGACTGAAGATTCTCTGAGAGATCGCCGCATGGAACGTGGTGGTGTTGGTGGTAACCAACGCTATGATCGTGCTCCAAAGGCACCCAATACCAAGAAGTTTGGTACTGGTAAGACCATGGCTCAAAAAGAGATGGAAAAGAAATATGGTAAAGGCAAGTCTGCCATGGACATTGTGAGAGCAGATATCACTGCCAAGTATGGTAAAGGCGCCATCATGGATAAAAAATAGGGACACTTCCCAAAGTTGCACAGGGGGTCCTCGGACCTCCTTTTTTTATGGTTATAATAACTTCAGTTAAAACAAAACACATGTCCATGTCTCCTGAGTACATCATCACTTCTCTCCAGAACCTCTATGGTAGTTCTGTGAGTTCTGGTGACATCCGTGCTTGGTGTGCGATGAACGATTGTAATTATCAAACTATCACCAACAAACTGAAAGATTGTAAAGTCAGTCGTGGGAAGTGGAACCTGGAAGTAACCAAAGAGACCGTTCAGGATCTCGAAATGACTTATACTGCCCCTGCGGCAATGCCTGCTATTCAACAAAACCTTATTCCTCAAAAAGATGATACCTTCGTCAAGTTTGGTAATTTCTCAGATATTAAAAAAATTATTGAGTCCCGTCTTTTCTATCCAACGTTCGTTACGGGTCTCTCTGGTAATGGCAAAACGTTCTCTGTTGAACAGGCGTGTGCCCAACTCAAGAGGGAACTCATCCGTGTAAACATTACTATTGAAACCGATGAAGATGATCTTATTGGTGGTTTCCGCCTTGTTAATGGTGAAACCGTCTGGCACAATGGCCCAGTCATTGAAGCACTCCAACGAGGAGCTATCTTGCTCCTTGACGAGATCGACCTTGCCTCTAATAAAATTCTCTGTCTCCAGAGCATCCTTGAAGGAAATGGAGTCTTTCTTAAAAAGATCGGAAAGTTCGTCCAACCGACTGCAGGTTTCAACGTCATCGCAACCGCAAACACTAAAGGTAAAGGTTCAGACGATGGACGATTCATTGGAACTAACGTGCTCAACGAAGCCTTCCTTGAACGATTCCCTGTGACCTTTGAACAGGAATATCCCACTCCTGTTCAGGAAACCAAGATCGTTTCCAACGTTGCAATGTCTCTCGGTGTCGATGATGCGGACTTCTGCAAACGACTTGTAGATTGGGCTGACATCATCCGTAAGACTTTCTATGATGGTGGTATTGAAGAAATCATCTCTACCCGTCGTCTGGTTCATATCATCCGTGCTTATTCCATCTTTGGTGATAAGGGTAAGTCCATTGGAGTTTGTGTGAATCGTTTCGATGATGAAACCAAACAATCCTTCCTGGAACTTTACGACAAAGTTGATGCAGATTTCGAGATGCCTTCCGAAGATTCTGTTGACGTACAGACCTTCTCTTGATATAATTTGAAGAGGTAAACATGACCTTTGTTATGGATAACACGTTTGACCTTAAACTCATGAACAACGATCCAAATCGATACAAGTATAGTGAGGATTCAATTCTCAAAGAACTAACCGATTATATTTCTGGTACATATAACCAACATTATTCTGCTGGAACTGATAAGATTCAAACACTTGATCTTATCGATGCCTGTGGTGATGCTGAAGCATTCTGCAGATCCAACATCCTCAAGTATGCCTCTCGTTATGATAAGAAAGGCACTGCACGTCGTGACATCATGAAGATTATGCACTATGCTGTTCTTCTGATGCATTTCAGCGACAAATCCACCACCCGTGAAGAGTATCCCAATCGATGATTCAAAACATGCAACTCTCTGAAAAGACCATCTCCCTTCTGAAGAACTTCTCAGGTATCAATCAATCCATCCTGTTCAAAGAAGGTAACAAACTCCGCACCATCAGTGTGATGAAGAACATCCTTGCAGAAGTGCAAATTGATGAAGAATTTGAACGTGACTTCGGTATCTACGATCTGAACCAGTTCCTGAACTCCATGTCTCTGTTCAAGGATCCTCAACTGGACTTCAAACATGAGAGTTATGTCACTATCCGTGAGGGTAATACTCGTTCTAAGTATTTCTTCGCAGATCCTGCAGTGATCGTGACTCCTCCCGATAAGTCCATCACTCTTCCCTCTGAGGATGTTTCTTTCTCTCTGAATACTCAACAACTGGACAAACTCCTCAAGGCTGCTGCAGTCTATGGTGTTCCTGACCTGTCTGTTGTTGGTGAAGCTGGTGTGATCAAACTGGTTGTTCGCGACAAGAAGAACGATACCTCCAACGACTTCAACATCGTTGTTGGTGAGACTAATGACACCTTCACCCTGAACTTTAAAGTGGAGAACATCAAAGTTCTTCCTGGTGCCTATGACGTGGTGATCTCCCGTAAACTTCTGTCACGATTCCAGTCAGAAGACAAGAATCTGACCTATTATATTGCTTTGGAACCCGATTCGACATACGATGAATGACAACATTAACTAGGATGAGGATTGCAGGCAGCGTTGGCGTTATCGTTGCCTACTTCTTTATCCTTCACGTAAACGTCCTCTGGGGTGTTATAATCAACTTCACCGCAGATCTAATTTCAATTCCTTATTTTGCAAAGACTAAGGCATGGGACGTGGTAATCATGCTATCGTTCCTACTTACGATTAGCATCAGTAAACTAATTTCATGAATGCAAATAATCTAAGGATCATAGGAAGTGCCAGTTTGTTGATTGGTTACTTCCTTCTTCTGTATCTGGATGTTAGAATTGGATGTACATTCAGATTGGTAGGGGGATGCTTCATGCTTCCCTTTGCAATTTCTATCAAAACCTGGGATGTTGTTGGTCTTCAGACCTTCTTCGCAGTAATTGATGCATCGAAAATTATTCAACTTTCATTATGAACAACACTGACTTTCTTTGGGTCGAGAAATATCGTCCTCAGACCATCGAAGATTGTATTCTTCCTGACAACGCTAAAAAGATGTTTCAGGAATTCTTGAATAAGAAAGAGATTCCCAACCTTCTTCTTTCTGGTCCTCCTGGTATCGGTAAGACGACAGTTGCGAAGGCTCTCTGTAACCAACTTGGAGTAGATTACTATGTCATCAACGGATCCGATGAAGGTCGATTCCTGGACACTGTTCGGAATCAAGCCAAAAACTTTGCATCGACCGTCTCACTTTCTGCAGCTGACGCAAAACACAAAGTCATCATCATTGATGAGGCTGATAACACAACCCATGATGTTCAACTCCTACTACGGGCGAACATTGAGGCGTTTTATAACAACTGCCGATTCATCTTCACCTGTAACTACAAAAACAAGATCATCGAACCCCTCCACAGCCGATGCGCCTGTGTTGATTTTTCCATCACTGGAAAACAAAAACCTGCAATCGCTGCCAAGTTCTTCGGTCGCCTCCAAGAAATCCTGGGTGCAGAAAGTGTTGAATTTGATAACAAGGTCCTGGTAGAACTCATTAATAAACACTTCCCTGACTGGCGTCGTGTTCTGAATGAGTGTCAACGTTATTCTGCGGGTGGTAAGATCGACTCCGCAATTCTTGCTGAATTCTCTGATGTAAATGTCAATGCACTGGTTAAAAACCTTAAGGAAAAAGATTTCTCCGAAGTTCGACGTTGGGTCGTTAATAATCTGGACAATGATCCTGGTGTACTTCTTCGTCGCGTTTATGATGCTCTTTACGAAGCCCTTGTTCCTAGCTCTATTCCTGCTGCTGTCCTGGTTATTGCTAAGTACCAATACCAAATCGCTTTTGTTGCAGATCAGGAAATCAATCTCCTCGCGGCGTTGACAGAAATTATGGTGGAGTGTGACTTCAAATGAAACATCCTCAAAGAAGGAAGAAACATGTAAATCACTCCATGTCCAGTGGAAAAGGAACTCCCTGGGCAAATTCAAAAATTTTTACTAGTGTGTATTGCAAACACTTGGATGTAACTGGTCCTGGATTTACAGAACCCAACAAACCAAAACAATTACCAAAAGGAACTATCGTTGGAATCATTACACAATGAATTTTAAAGCAAAGGTCTATGTTCGTCTGAGAGCCGCAGTTGATGACTCTGCAGGTAATGCTGTTCGTGCAGCATGTGGTAAACTTTCCGATATGACTTTCAATAAGTTGCGATTGGGTAAGTTGATTGAGATTGATTTTGAGGCAGACAATGAAGAGTATGCCAATCAAGAAATAGAGAAACTTTGTAAACGATTTCTTGCCAACGAAGTTATTGAAGACTTTGAGTTTAAAGTCTGGAGTGTAGAATGATTCCAACTACACATTGGATTCGATTTACTGAATATCATAAACTCGCAGATCTTGTTGGTATGCGTGGTGCAGTATACGGATTTGTTTGGAGTGATATGAAACCATCTTCAACTGATTCTCCTTCTGATTTGGCGGAATGTGTCTATATTGGAGAGTCTGGTGGATTCTATTATGACAAACAAAATGGTCACAAAGGAAAGTTGAGAAGTCACCTACATAAGAGGATGACAACGCATCACAAACCACTGACCACTGGAGAGTGTCCTGAAAGGAAATATGAACTCTTCAAAGAGAAGTATGGTTTTGGTGATGATGTTCTCAACGGAACTTTGACTGGTACACCACTTTGGGTTGGATTTATTACTCCACCGAAAGAAGATCCAGATCATTGTCTAAAATCCTGGTTGATCTCTAGGGAACACTATGAGATCTATCAGTACCAACGCAAGTTTGGTCGTTCTCCCCTGATGAATATGCAGGTTGACGGAAAGGGTAAAGACCCTGATTCATATTCAAGTGAAATTATGCAAAATTATGGTGCATTGGAGGCATTTCTATGATGGATGTAAAACTGCTACGAATTATTACTGGTGAAGAGGTAGTCGCAGAAGTCCTTGAATGGACTGGTGGAATGTTGACAATCAAAAATGGACTGGTTGTACTTCCTAGTGCAGATGGTCGGGTTGGATTCATGCCATGGGCGACAGTCATTGATCAGACTCAACCTGAGATCAATCTTGACATGAAACATATTGTGTATGTCGCAGAAGTTGATGAAGGTGTAAAAAAGAAGTATAATTCAATGTATGGGAGTAAGTTGGTTACTCCAGATGAAAAGAAACTGATTCTTTGATATGCAATTAGAACTTGATGATGCAATTTACGCAGCTGATAAATTCATTGATTACTTCTCTAACATGGGACGTATCGATGAATATTTGCGTAATGTGAAACTTGATAGAATGAGTCAAATGCAAACGTCTCTTCTGGGTATGGGTCCAGAGGATGATATGTTTGACTCATTCGATATGCACCCCCAAGACATGGATATCCGAGTGTATCCTGCAGGTGTTAAGGGTGGTTTTAGTAACGAATACTTTAGTGAGAGACTGCAGATCACTACATCTCACGCTATTGAAGACTCCATTCCTGGGAAGTCCCTGAAGTGGATTGTCAAAGAAATGAACACAAACAAGATCCTCGGATTCTGTCGTTTTGGTTCTCCTACGATCAACTCAAAACCTCGTAACGATTGGTTGGGTAGTGTCCCCGAACTGAGTCGGTTCAATCGTCATGCGATCATGGGATTCATCATTGTTCCCACTCAACCCTTCGGTTTCAACTACCTGGGTGGTAAACTCCTGTCTCTCCTGTGTTGTTCTCATCAGGCCCGTGAGACATTAAATAGTAAGTATGATGCAGACATCTGTCTCTTCGAGACAACCTCCCTGTACGGGTCTACAAAGTCATCCTCTCAGTATGACGGACTCAAACCCTACATGAGGTATCGTGGACTCACACAGAGTGATTTCACACCCCTTTTGCATGATGATATCTTTCAGGAGTTGAATAAATGGTTTATCGCACGGAACAACAACAAGTCTCTGGTGAAGGAGGACGCATCGAGTCGCAAGTTGAAGACTCAACAAAAGATGATCTCTCTAATCAAGAAAAGCTTGTCTTCTCAAAAGGCTGTGGAGTTCCAGACTGCGATTGCAAATGCAAAAAATCTGACTGAACAGAAGAGATTTTACATGTCAGATTATGGTTTTGAGAATGCACGGGAAGTGATTCTCGGTGAACAGGATGTTTTGCGCCCTGGTCAAAACTACGAGAAGTTCTATACAGAGAACCTAATCAACTGGTGGAAGAAGAAAGCTTCTAACCGATTTGAGAAACTGAAGTCTGAAGGTAGACTTCGCACCAAGGTTGAGACTTGGAATTCAAACCCTGATGAAATTGACATTATCCGATGAGTTACGAACTGAAAGACTACCTGAACTCGATCAACTTCACTAAAGAGTATCTCATGAGTGAAGAGGATCCCACCTGGGAAAAGAAATATCCTCCCTTCATTATCAATAAGTGCCTCTCTGGTTTTATTGACACGATTATGTATGCCAACGAGATGAATCTCCATCATAATCTCCCGTCAAAACTACAATATGACTTTTTACTAAATACCATCAGGAAACGGAAAAGATTTTCTCCGTGGCTTAAAAAAGAGAAAATTCAAGACCTTGATGCAGTAAAATCATACTATGGTTATAGTAATGAAAAGGCTCAACAAGCTATGAAGATTCTTACCAAAGATCAAATTAATCATATCAAAGCTAAACTTGATGTTGGAGGCAAAAGATGAGTACCTTCGTTGAACCTGAAGTCAGTTGGTCACAAGATCAGATGATTGAAGTGGTTCTTAATGAACCAGATGATTTCCTAAAAGTCCGTGAAACGCTCACCCGCATCGGTGTTGCCTCGCGTAAAGAAAAGAAAATTTACCAGTCCTGTCATATTCTACACAAACAGGGTAAGTATTATATCGTCCATTTCAAAGAACTCTTTGCACTGGACGGCAAACACGCTAATCTTACAGTTAATGACGTTCAACGTCGTAATCGTATTATTAATCTTCTTTCTGACTGGGGATTGATTTCTATCAATAGTCCAGAACTTGTTACTGATGTTGCACCTTTGAACCAAATCAAAGTTCTTTCTTACAGAGATAAGAACGATTGGGTTCTTGAGTCCAAGTATAATATCGGTAAGAAAAAGAAACCAGAAGCACAATAAATAATGATGCGATCTTTCGTGCGGTCGCTTCAAAAGTCGGAAACCCTAGGAGGTGCGGTTATTACTGCACCTCTTTTTCATGGTTTATGGTATAAATATACACAGGATGCCTTCGGGGTCCACAAAATCTAATCTCGCTTTTCAAGGAGAAGTACAATGGTAAACATCCAGAAGTATCATGCTGCCGATTTGCCGCAGTTAATGGACAAGATTGTCAAGAATAGCATTGGAATGGACGATTACTTTGATCGTTTTTTATTTCAACAGGAAACCCAAAGTAACTACCCACCTTACAATCTTGTGCAAGTCAGCAACGTGGAGTCTATACTAGAGATTGCACTCGCTGGATTCAAAAAAGAGGAAGTTAATGTCTACACCCAAGATGGTTCGTTGTTTGTTGAAGGACAGAAAGAGGCGAAAGAACCAAAAACTAACTACCTGCACAAAGGTTTGGCTCAACGGAGTTTTACACGTTCCTGGACCCTCAGTGACGACACGGAAGTTCGATCAGTTACTTTTGAAGATGGGCTTTTGACAGTCAATCTCGGAAAAGTTGTTCCTGAACATCACCAGAGAAAGGACTATCTTTAAACCAAAACAAAGGAGTTTAGATCAGTAGTAACCGCTACAGAAATGTATCATGTTGATACATTATACTTCTATATAATATGTACCATTGGAGGACGACTTATGAACTTAACAGCCGCCACTCTTATCATCGGAACCATTTCGACTCTTTTTAGTTACGCAGTCATTGCGCCTACATTACCCTAATGGACCACCTATGGATAAATAATGACACCCCTTGAGGTGGACTCATGTTAATCGGTCTCATTATTGGTCTATTCGCGTTCATGGTCATCATCGCTTCAATTATTGCACCCAAAGAAGAATAAATACAACTGAATATCGTCGCCGCAGGGGTCAACTGGCAAAATCCAGTTGAAACCCCTCTTTTTTTATGTCTATATAATTTGTTAGGACGTACTTACCCATTTATGAATGGGTAACTATATCCTCTACATTAAATGAAATGACTAAACTATTCGTTCTTCCCCTAATGGTTGTTACTCTCGCATCCATCACTGGAGGTACTGCTGCTGAAGCAAAAGGTTGGAGGTCTAATGGCCCTGGTGGTAAACCTGGAACCATTCATCGTCCAAAGAAACGCTGTACATTCAAACGTCCATGTTCACGAATGCCTGAACTTCCTGATTTTGGTACTCCAATGCCTAGAGGTGGATTTCGCCGTTGATATATAGAGACCTTCGGGTCTCTTTTTTTGTGTTATAATATAGGTGACTTTTTTGCCCAAATCATGCCTTGGTTGAGTCTTGCGATATTATTTCCAATCGCTGCCGCACTTGGTATTCCTCTCCTACCCGATAAAGGTGATGGAAAAGTAGTTCGGTGGTATGGATTATCAATTACACTAATCACATTTCTGATTACGATTGCGGGGTATCTGAATGGATATGACCCTTCGATTAGTGATCTTCAGATGTCAGAAAGAATCAGTTGGGTTCCACAACTCGGACTTACTTGGTCCGTAGGTGCAGATGGATTGTCTATGCCTCTGATTCTTTTGACTAGTTTCATTACTAGTCTTGCTGCACTTGCTGCATGGCCTCTTCGGTTCAAACCGAAACTCTTCTACTTCCTTCTTCTCCTGATGGATGGCGGACAGATTGCAGTTTTTGCGGTTCAAGATCTTATCCTTTTCTTCCTTTCATGGGAACTAGAACTTGTTCCTGTGTATCTAATGTTGGCGATCTGGGGTGGTAAGAAACGCCAGTATGCTGCGACTAAGTTCATCATTTACACCGCAGGTAGTTCTCTATTCATTCTTATTGCAGGACTTGCAATGGGATTCTGGGCATCCAATGGTGCTCCGAACTTTGAATACACTTACCTGATGAATCAGGGTTTCCCGAAGAACTTCCAACTCTGGTGTTATGCAGGATTCTTGATTGCATTCGGTGTCAAACTTCCAATCGTTCCTTTGCATACTTGGTTGCCTGATGCTCATGGTGAAGCAACTGCACCAGTTCACATGTTGCTTGC